ATTGCTGTGCAGGGGGAAAACGTACGTGGGCTCTCCGGCCGCGATCGTGCCGTCCTTGTACCAGTACAGGTCGCTGTACTCCGCCAGCGCCATGCGCCCTCCCGGATGGTGGCCCGGCCCCGGGGCTGGGATCGCCAGCAGCCCCAGGGCCGGTCGTCGTCACGCGAACGGCACCGTCACGCTGCCGGTGCCGGACGCCTGCGGGTTGTCCTCGTCCGTCACCGTCACCGTGTACGTACCGGCGCTGGCGTACTGGTGCGTGACCGTCGCACCGGAGGAGATCCCGGTGTCCTCCGCGGTGCTGTCGCCCCAGTCGATGGCCACCGTGCCGTAGCTCCCGTTCTCCGGGGTGGCCTCCGCCGTCATGCCGGTCCCGTCGCTGGTGTCCTCGGCGAGCGTCACCGTCGGGGCAGGCTGCGGCACCGGCACCAGGATCGTCTCCCGCGTCCGGTAGGTGTCGATGTCGCCGCGGCGCACCGTCACCGTGTAGACCGACGGCACGGTGTAGGTGTGCACGACCGTCACGGTCCCGTCCGAGCCGACCGTGATCTCCTCCGGGTCCCCGCCGTCGCCCCAGTCGATCGTGGCCGTGCCGTCGGACTGCTCGGGCAGGCCGACAACGGCGGTCACCTCGTAGGGGTTGGCCGGATTCTCCCCGGAGAGCACCAGCGTCGGCTCGTCGGCCGGCAGCGGCACCGTGACCGTGCGGGTGGCGCAGATGACGGGGGTCTGCTGGTCGCACACCTGGATCGTGTAGTCGCCGTCGGCGGTGTACTCGTGGGTGACCCAAGCCCCGTCCGCAGCCTCCTGCACAGCGGATCCGTCGCCCCAGTCCACGGTGACCATGCCGAATCCGTGGTTGTCGGCGCGCAGCCGCACGGTGTTGCGCGGGTCCTCCCCGGCCACTCCGGTGATGTACAGGTCCGCCGGGTCCGGGGTGGGCCGGTCCACGGGCTGGCATCCGCACTCCGGCTCCGGCGGCCGGATCGTGGTGACGAAGAACCGGCGGGGCGTCTTCGGTCCGACCGACTTGAGCATCGGCCCCGGGACCCCGCCCGGGCCCGCCTGCACGTTGTAGGGGCCCTTGCGCCAGCCGCTGCCGGTCTTGGTGCGGCCGTTGAAGTTGAAGCTGACCGCGTCGTTCCCGACCTCGAAGTCGCCGGGGATCGCGCCGGTCACCCACGGCAGCAGCAGATAGCCCCACTGCCCCTGAGCGCCCGCGCCCGAGCAGGCGTCAGCGTCGCCCGCGTAGACGTTCGTCCACAGCTCCAGCGCGTAGCCGATGTCGGTGCGGACCTCGGTGGACTCGTCCCAGCCGATCGCGTTGCCCTCGACATCGCGGTAGACCTCGAAGCTGGGGTTCATGATCTGCACCAGGTCGGGGTCGACCTCGCAGAACTCCATCTCCAGCCCGTAGTAGGACAGCGTCTCGGTGCCGGGCTCGTTGACGCACTGCTGCCCGTTGGCCTTGGTGACCGTGATCGCGTCGCTCTCTTCGGTCTCCGGGCTCATGCTGACGGTCACGAAGCCGTCCGAGACGACTTGGGCGCAGGCCCCGTACACCGGCCGCCCGCAGGCGTCCAGTCGCGTCGCGCGCAGCACCTTGCCGCGCAGCAGGGAAGGGCATCCCATCATTTCTCCTTGGATGTGCGGCGCCGAGTGCGGCGGGGTGCGGCGGGCTTGGGCTTCTCGGGCTCGGGGCCCGGGAGCGGGTCGGCGACGGGGGCGGCGTGCCCGGGGACCACCAGCCCGGCACGCTCGCCGCCCGTCACCACCTGCGCCCCGGCCCGAACTCCGGGAGGCAGGCCGGGCAAGACGCGGAGCACCAGATCGGACAGCGTCTCGCCCGGGTCGGGGACATAGGTCGGCATCAGGCACCACTCCCGGCGGGTGCGACGCTCACCAGGACAGCGGCGGCGTAGCAGTCGTGATCCAGCGCGTAGGTGCGCTCGGCGATGGCTGCCCGGGTGTTCGTCGGCGGGTCGAACACCTCGTGCACCCATGGCTGTGACCGGCGGGCGGTCACGGTGCCGGTGGCATAGAGCCAGAACTGGCCGGCAGCCGGGTCGGGGTCGCCGGGGGCGGCGGGGTCGTCGTAGTAGCCGCCGCCGAAGGCCACCGGGGACTCCAGCTCGGTCCGCAGTACCGGGCCCTGCTGGGCGACCAGCCGCGCCGAGGACCAGTACGGCTGACTCCACCGGGGGGCGTGCAGAGTCGGCTGCCCCGCATAGTGCAGCGCCGCGTCCTGCTCCAGCGCGCCGAGCGCCGCCTTCAAGGGTGAGGCCGTAGCGCCCAGCGGCATCCGTACCGTCTCGGAAGCGAGTTGCAGGGAGAACGCCCGCTCGACCTCGCGCGGCTCGACCAGCAACAGGCGAGCCGCCGCACGGGCCTGCGCGTCGGCGAACCCGAGGGCGTTGCACTCGCTGCGGGTGTAGACGGTGACCGGGCCACCGCCCTCGATCCACGTCAGGCCCTCGGCAAGCGGCTTGTCATGGGAGGTGCCGCCTCCTTCCACCGGGACGGGGCAGGAGCCCTCCACCCGCCCGCCCTGCGCGCACGCGTCGGTCTCGTACTCGACACCGCCCATCTGCCAGCGGCCGTCGCCGGTCACCACCTGGGCGACGGACAGCAGCCCGTAGGTGTAGGGCTCGATCGGAGGCGCGTCGACCTCGACACGCCCCGGTACAGGGGTACTCAAGTGCGCCTCCAGTAGGGGAGGCAGCCCGGGACCGGACCAGCAGCCACCAAACGGGGCCGGTCCCGGGCTACCGGGTCAGGGGGTGGGGGCCGTGCAGGTCGTGGTCTGGAGGCCGCCGGAGAGCCCGTTGGCGCACAGCGGGAGGGTGACGACGTAGGAGACGCCGCACCTCATGCACACCTGGATGCCCTCCTCCGTGAACAGGGAGGTGTACATGTTCTGCGTGAGCGACGCGTGGTCGTAGACGCCGTCCAGGCTGATCACATCGGACTGGAGCTCGAAGAAGGACCCGGCCCGGTACAGCAGGACCTTGGCCTCCCCCGGCCACACCGTGGGCACCGTGGACCCGCCGAACCCGGCGTCGTCCTGGTCGGCGTAGGCGTCCTGCCAGTCGTACACCCACTGCGGGTTCACCCCGACCGACCGCAGATAGCCGTCGATGTCGCCGTCCGGCACCGTCCACCGGCGCTCGATCGCCTGCTTCTTCCGCAGGTCGGACTTCAGGATCGACCGGAGCCAGAAGGGGGCGATCATCTCCAGCGTCGCAGTCTGCGAGAGCCGCTCCCGGTACCGCTGGTACTGGACCTGAAGCTCCAGCATGGACAGCACGGACTCGACCATCCCCGGCCCGTGCGGGTCCACGACCGCGGCCTGCGGGTCCGGGGCGGCCGGGGCCGGCATGGTGACCGCCGTCGAAAGCGCCTCCATCTTCGCCAGCTTCCAGGCGTTCATCTTGTGCGCGTGGATCGCCAGGACGCCCTCGCTGAACTGGGCGACCCTCTCCGGCCAGCCCCGCTCGGTGAGGATCGGCGTGCGCAGGCAGACGCCGTCCACGTCCATGCGGCACTCGATCATGTCGTCCGGGCACGGCACCTCAAGGCAGGTCTTCGGGTCTCCGGCGATGGCCTCGGCCTCCGTCTGGTGGAACCCGACGGTGTCCCACGCGCCGAAGATCGCGGCCCAGTCGAAGTCAGCCGGATACCGCACACCGCCGCGGCGCGCGTTCACGGTCGGGAGGTTGACCATGCCGTCCTGCGTGATCCGCAGGTCGCACAGGTCATAGAGCGTCTCGCTGGGGGCGCACCAGCCGCCGGCTGCGACGAGCGACCCGCCGGCCAGCTGCGTCTCGTCGGTGGCGCGCTTGATGACCGCGTCCGCCTCACGGTCGTCGCGGATCGTGAACTCCTGCGGGATGTTGCGCTTGATGCGGGCGACGCCCACGCGCTGACGGCCACCGCCGCGGCCGCCCGAGGAGATCAACGGCATCATCCGCTGCTCCCACGCCTGGCCGAAGTCCTGCAGCCCGTCGAGCTGCTGGCCGGTCGCGAAGCCGGGGACGTCGGCCGCGGCCACGAGAGTGTGGGTGGTCCGGCCGTCGTCCGCCGAGCTGGGCGTGGGCGGGGTGGTGGAGTGCAGGCCGAGCGGGACGCGCGGCCGTGCGGAGGCAGCCACCGGCTCCGGCGCCGGGGCGGCGGGGTCGGCGGCCGCCGGCTCCGGTTCGGCCGCCGGGTCGGCCGGGGCCCGGTCGTCCGGCTGGGCTGCGGGGGCCGGGTCGGAGTCGTCGGGCGCCGGGGGCTGGAGGTTACGCAGTCGGTCACCGGCCGCCGCGGCGCGCTGGGCTCGGTCGTCGGCCGCCTGCTGGTGTTCGGTCACGCCGTCGGCGACGGTGGCCAGCTGCTCCAGCACAGCCACGGTCGCGTCGTCGGCGGGCTGGTCGCCCTCGGTGGCCGCATCGAACCGCTGGAGAACCTCGGCGGTGATCGCGGCGGGGTCGAGGTCGGTGCCTGCGTCGGCGATGGCTTGGCGGACGATGTCCGCGTGCTGGTCGGCCGGGGCCTCGCCGAGCCTGGCGAGGAGATCGTCAAGGAAGCTCACGGCTTCGTCCCCCTTCATGGGGTCTGGTCGTCAGCTCCCGGCCCACCAGCCAGCGGAGTCATCGCGCAGCGTAGAGGTGCGTACGCGTAGGTCAGTTGTGCCGTGCGATCGCGGCGTTCGCGTTCATCACCGCCTCATCCACATGCCCCACGGCCCGGGACAGCTCCGGGCTGGACGGGCACAGCTCGGTCAGCAGCTGCGCGAACTCGCGGCCCGCCGAGCGCAGACGCTCATACCGTTCGGGCTGATCGCCCTGCGCGGGGTGGAAGGTGAATCGGTTGGCGATATCCAGGCCGTAGGCCATGCCGTCACATCCTCTTCCCTGTAGGTGCGGAAACGGCTGCTCCGGTGCGCGGATCCACTTCCTCGACCGTTCCACCGCGGGCCTTCCGCGCGGTCTCGGCACGGCCCGGCTCGGCGTAGTCGACCCGCCCTCCGTACTGATCGGTGTGCCGCCACACCGTGCCGCTCACCGATGTGGCCGCGGTACCGGTCCGGGTGGCCCGGCCGCCGGAGCGGCCCCCGCAGTTGCATCCCATCGTCGTTTCCTCTCGGTGGTGGTCAGGAGCCTGCCTTGGCCTTCTTCGCCTCCCATTCGGCGACGGCCTTGCACGCCTCAGCGCGCGACCCCGGGTTCACGTCCTGCTTGCCGGGGAAGTTCAGATCGCCGGTCGCGCACATCTTCTTGGTGGCGTTGACGGCCGTGGCGATGGCGCGGGACTCCGTCATGCCCTTCTCCTGCAGGTGCTTGGCGATCCGCTTGATGTAGGAGGGCAGCCCGCCCGCCTTCTCCACCCAGTTCGCCAGCTCGGCCGTCGCCTCCTCGTCCGGAAGCCCGGCTGCGGCCAGCTGCGCCACCTTCGGCGCCCGCAGCCGCCGGGACGCCATCTCGGCCCGCGCCTGCCGCGCCCGGCCCATCGCTCCGGCCACCCGCTCGCGCCGCTGCTGCGCCGCGGTCACCTCGTCCGCGAGGGTCTCCACTTCCTCCCGCGACATCGGCACGCGTGACAGAGGCACGATCGGCTCCCCCGGTGCGAGGACCGCACCGGCCGCGACGAGCGCGTAATCCCCCTGCTCCGTGCGGCGCTTGGTCGGCACCGGGAAGCCCTCGGTGTTCACCGCGAGCGCGGCCACCAGCTCCAGGCCGCCGCCCTCCTGCCGCCAGTCCCCGGAGAACCGCGACAACGACAGCCGCAGCCGCTGCTCGTCCGACAGGTCCGGCAGCACCGCGCCCGCCAGCCAGATCCCCCGCGAGTCCTCTCCCGCCCGCACGACGGCCGCCATCGTGCCGGTGTTGTCGTAGTGCGCCGCCGCGGCAGCCCGGTCCAGGCCCAGCGCGGCGTGTCCGGTGCCCATCGTGATGAGCCCGACGTCCACCAGGCCCTCGGAGGTGGCGACCGGGCGGGAGTTGAACGGCCTGTACCCGCTCGCGCTGCGAGGCGGTGTGACGGCTCGGCCCGGGTAGGAACGGTGTTCGACGCCCCACGCGGCGAGGTAGCCGCTCACGCGGCCGTCCTCGTCCACCGTGACGGGCTGGAGCTCGGCCAGCTCGGGCGCCCGGAACCAATCCGTCGGCGGCTCCCACCCGGCGCGGCGGAACGCGGCCGCCACCATTCCGGCGTCCTCCGGAGCGTCCGCCGGGCCGTCCCCGGCCTCGTTCGCGGGAACCGCGTCCTCCTCATCGCAGTCGGCCGGCACCCAGCCGCCGTCGGGCCCCGCCGGGCGCACACAGCGAACCTCGTTCTGGCTCTCGTCGTCAGGAGCGGGAGCGGCAGGCTGCTCGGCCATGCCGATCTGCGCCTCGGGGAAAGCAGGGTGCGCGAGCAGCGCGGCGCCCATGATCCGCCAGCTCGTGTACAGCTCCCCGGCCTCCATGCCGTCGCCCGGCTCGCAGTCCTCCACCGGGGCGCCGTCCTCGCCGACGCACACCACCCGCCCGTCGGCCCGGTCGATGTCCGCGGAGACGAAGCGGAAGAACCCGAGCTTGATCTTCCGGGCGAGCGCCGCTCCTTGCGGGTCGTCCAGGTCGATCCGGCCCCGGCCGAGCAGCCGCGACCCGTCCCGCGACACCTCGTCCAGCGTCATCAGCCCGACGGTGGCGTTGTCGTGACCGGGGCCGGTGACGTACTGCACGGTCACCGGAAGCGGCAGCGGGCGCACGTCCGCGTCCTGGTCGTCGGCGAGCGCCAGCATGCGGCCGTCCGCGCTCCATTCGTTGACCAGCGCGATGGTGCCGTTCCAGGTGCCGTCGTCGGCGACCTCCACGGTGGCGGTCTGGGACGTGGCGGCCACGAGGGCGGAAGTCCAGGGGATGAGCACAGCAGTCTCCTACTCGGGGCGAAGCTGCATCGAGCAGCGGCAGTTGGCGATCTGGCCGAAGTCGCGGGTGCGGGGGTCGCCGGGGAACTGGAGCCTCGCCCCGCCCACGTGGAACGGCACAGCGAGCGGCACGGCCTGCCCGTCCGCGGCGCTGTGCGCCGCTCGGGTGCGGTCATCGTGGGTGGCCAGCCAGCGCTTCATCCAGCGCTGTCCGGTGCGGGCCTGCTCGTCCAACGCGGCGCCGAGCGATCCGGCGTTCAGCGCGCCGATGACCTCCGTCCGCGTCATCGTCAGCACCGAACCGGTCCAGCCGTCCAGCACGGCCAGCGCGGCGACGCGGGCCCGCAGGTCCGCGGCGGTCTCCCCGCGGGCCGTACCGTCCCGCCATGCCTGCCGCATCCGGTCCCACACGCGGCGCGGGAAGACGCGTAGCCGGTCGGCCAGAGCCGAGGCGTCGTCGTCGGCACGGCCCTCGCCCGGGGCCGGGGAGTCGGGCGCGGTACGCCCGTAGGACCCGCGCCACAGGCGGCGCCACACCGGCAGGATGACCTGCTCCACCAGCCGACGCCACCGGCTCTCTCCTGGCCACCCGGCCCAGTCCGGGCCCGGCCCGCCGGGAGCCGCGGCCGCGGTCACCCCGGCGGCGTCGAGTCCCAGACCGGCGCGCACCTCGGCCAGGAACGCGGCCACAGCGTTGCGCACGGCGGGCGCCAGCTCGGCCTCGGCGGCGGCCACCTGGGCGCGGTCGTGCATCCGCGCAGCGAGCCACGGATCCCGGGCGGCCGGCATCAGGCGGCCTGCCCGTCGCAGCCGGCCTGCGCGATGGCGCGGGCCAGGTAGTCGCGGTGGTGCTCCTCGCGGGCCAGGAGCAGCGCGCGCACGTAGTGGTCGACCGCGCGGTGCAAGCAGGGCTCGGTCGGGGTGGCGGCGTGGAACTCGCGGTAGGCGTGCTCCAGCATCTGGTCGAGCTGGTCCGGCTCGGCGCCGAGCTCGACGTGGATGCGGTGCAGCGGCACGTGCCGGAACTGTCCGCGCAGCGAGCGGCCGCCGCGGTTGAGGAGCCACTGCCCGGCCCGCTCCAGCGCTCGGCGTACGGCCATGTCCAGGCACGAAGTCCGCCAGTCCTCGACGGCGGCCGCGACGGCGGCCGAGGGCGGTTCGTTCCGACTCGCCTGCGCAGGCGGCGACGAGGAGGATCCGCCGCGGGGCGCCGAGGGGAGTTCAGGCGTTGCCGAGCCGGACTCCACTGCGGCGTCCGGGTCGTCGGCCACCGCCTCCGCGACGGCCTCGGCTGCCTGGGTCTCGGGGATGCTGATGCCCAGGTAGGGCAAGAGGGACGGGGCGAGGGTGGGTGCGGCCTGCACGATCTGTGTGATCAGGGCGCGGTTCCGCTCCTCCTCGGTGGGTGCGTCCTCGTTGGCGAAGCCGAGCTCGCGCCGTGTCGCGGGGTCGCCGATCAGCCCCTGCTGGTGGGCCTGCAGCGCCTCGGGGCTGCGGTCCGGGCGCTGCCGCAGGGCGGAGGTGTCGTACCAGATCGCGTAGGCGCCGGGGTCCTCGACGCCCAGGGCCTCCAGCGCGGGGCGGAAGAACCGTTCCGTGAGGGCGTCGCAGATGAGCCCCAGCTTGGGCTCGATGTGCATCTTGATGCCGGTCTCGTCGGTCAGCCACGCCGACCAGTGGTTCGAGTCGGCCATGCCCGTCAGGGTCTCCGGTGGCACGTCCAGGCCGATCCCGATCCGTCTGACCGCGGCCTCGCGCATCGAGGGGATGTTCGCGTCCAGCTCGGTGGCGAAGGAGTGCCACTCGAACTTGTCCTTCACCGCTCCCGGGACACGCAGGAGCAGCGGCACGATCGCCGACGCGCTGTCCCGGTTCTTCAGCGGGGTGGCCATGGCCTCGATGAGCGCCGCCGTCACCGCGTCGGAATGCAGCGGGTTGGCGCCCTCGGACTGCTGCGGGGACGCAGGCGTCACGTCGTCGGACATGAGCCCCAGCCCGGCCCCCGCCAGGCGGGAGTCGACCGTCGCCAGCACATGCGCTGAGAGGCCACGCAGCTCTCGCAGCGGGTCCAGCAGCGCCTGGATCGGAGAGTCGGGGTTGTAGGCCAGCTCGGCGTCCGGCCGCCACAGCCTCACCAGCGTGCATTCCTCCACGCCCAGCTCCAGCCGGTGGCCAGGGGCGTCGGGGAGCTGCACACGGATGGATGAGCCTCCGGCGGCGCTGGTGATCTCGCTGGGCGAGCACACCAGCCACTTCCGCTGGCGTGAGGCCGGGTCGTCGTAGCCGAGCAGGTAGGACTCTCCGGGCACGTCCAGGAGCACCGAGAGACGGCGCAGCATCTCCGATTGCCCGAGCTGCCCGCCGGCCAGCTCCTCCAGGGGAGCGAGGAGCGTGGCGGCCTCATCGGCGCTGACGTCGTCGTCCCCGTCGGCATCGATCGGGATCGGTTCGCTGGAGCCGTCCGGGTCGATGCGGCCGACGTAGAGCCGGGCGCGGGAGCATCCGTTGGCGGCCCAGGTGACGCCGGAGCGCAGCTCGGGCACAGCCCGGTAGAAGTCCCAGCCCTCGGCCTGCCACTCCGCCTTCTTCCCGACGACGGTGCGGACCTGGTCCTTGGAGACGAGCGCAGCCGAGGCGAGGACAACGCCGCCCGCCCCTGGAGGTTCGTCGGGCTTATCGCGCTTGTGGAGCTTCCACCAGGCCACTGATAACCCCCCTTATCGACGCCGGTCGCGGACGGCCATGTCGAGCGCGACGGGGTCGAGGACGATGTGCCGCGGCGGCGGGGGCGAGTCGAGCCAGGACGCGGCGAGGGCGACGACGTGGGAGGCGGTCAGCGCTGCGGCGGTGTAGAGGAACAGGGTGGTGTCGTGCCATGCCCAGTGCCCGGCGGCGGCTGCGGCGGCGACCCAGATTGAAGTGCACCACGAGCAATGGATCAGGTCGGAGAGCCACCGCCAGGGCGCCGAGGTGGCGGCGCGACGGTCGATGGCGGCGCGTGCGGGCGCGGTGATGGTGTCGTCCACGACGAGCCGGGTCAGTCGTGCGACGGCGCCGAGGGTCAGCAGGGCGAGGATGATCTGGTGGGCCACGCGCGAACGGTAGGGGCGCGTACGCGATGCTCGGTCTGGTCCGACGCTCAGCGGACGGATCCGGACCGTCCGAGCGGCACCGAGCCGAGTCCGCCTCCGCGCTGTCCGGACGCGGCGGACAGGGACACCCCAGCCGCCGAGCTGATGGCGTCCTCGGTCAACGGCCGTGCGTACGCCAGGAGCAGGGCGTCCGCGTTGTCCGGACTGCGTCCGAGCCGCTTGATCACCTCCTCCTTCTTCTCCACCCGGATCCGACCCCGCGGGTCCAGATCCCACCGCGGCTCCAACAACTGCGCCACGGTAGTGTCCGCGTTCTCCATCTCCGACAGATCCCACCCGCCCTCAGCCGACTGGGTCCGCCCGACCTCCCACCACAACTCCGCGCGCAGGTTCAGGTACCGGTCCGGCCGCGACGGCGCCGCAGCCACGTTCACGCCGCGGACGGCCGCACGGTGCTCGCCCCGGCGGGCCGCGTTCCGCAGCTCCCCGATCACGCCGAACCCGACGCCGATGGAGTCGACCTTGACGGCCGTCGCTCCCGTTTCCCGGATCGCGGCGAGCACCATGGGCGCGATCTCCTCCGGCCGGTCCG